TCACGCGATCCGTCGTTCCGGGTGCGGATGGTGTGGGTCACCTTTCCCTTCGAATCCTTGATGGTCCGCACGTCCTGCGCGTAAGCGCGCTTCACCCCAGTGAAGGCGATACACACCACTGAAATAAGTATGGCCAACAGCCACCATAGCACCCACGTAGGGCGCATTTCCCCTTGATTTTTCATTTTTCCGTCTTTTTTGTTTCTAATTCGGCAAGCAATGCCTCCGCCATATCCACTGCTCCTACTACAGTCTCATTCATGCACCATGACTTAGTAGCTACAATACGAGCCGCCATCGCCATGCCAGCATATATCCGCCGCCAGTACTCCCGGTCAACTGGTAAGGATTCCTTACAAGTTGGGTTATCAACTGTCAACTTTTCTTTGACAGTTGGCCCGTACTCTCCCCGCGCCAGCTTCTCGGCGTAGTCGTCGTCACGCATCATAAGGTCCTTCTGGGTTATTTCATCAGGTATTAATTCTCCGTTGTCGGTATAAAACTCCACGGATTCATACTGGCCCTCATTCAGTAGAGCCATGACTCTGCCTTCCACTGATCCCCTGCAGTCATAACATATAACTCTTGCAGTTTTTCCACTCCTTGTGCACACCGGCGCGCCTGCTTTGGCGGCCGATAAATCGAAATTCTTCATTTCTTCTTGGTTTTAAAAATTATCTTCTGCATGGTTATTTTTGTTTTAATCCCCGAATAAATATGTCCTTCCTGCTTCTAAAGCTACTTCCAATTCATCTTCCGCGTCACCTCCGTAATCGCTTCTCAGAAAACACCCCTCATCTGACCATTCGGGGTCGTAGCACATATCCTCGTTATCAATACATATACTCACCTGTTTGCATAGCGGCCTATTTTCACCCCAAATCAGGACGGGCATTTCCCGTTCCTCTTCTGACATCTTAGCGATATGCTCATAGAGGTCATTCCATGTTGCATTCATCTTGTTCATCACTCTTCTTATTTTAGGTTGTTAATTCTGTCGATCTCGGCGGCAATCTCAATTCCGAAGAGGTGAACCGATAATTTATAGCTACTTGAGCCGAACCAAAATTTACTCAGGCCGAGCAGTATAAAATGCCCGCAGCCCGGATGCCGCCATCTGTTTACGACATATATTCGTCGTAGGATATGCTTTGCTCTCATTTATCCAAAGTTTTAATGGCTCAATCATTTTCGTCGTTATCATCATCGGGATAGCTCACATCCTCATAGTCCACGCAGAAGTCCATGATGTCCCGTTCCTCGTCGAACCTTCCTTCGTCCCGGCACTGCTCGTATTTCCGGCAGTTATAGCAATAACAGTCGTTTATCGGTCTGTTGGTTTTCATCACTCATACGGATTTGTGGGTAAATCGTGAACACTGACGGCCAGCCCAGCGGGAATCAGGCCGCGGTAGTCGAAGTGCAGGCGGTGTAATAAGTCGTATCACCTATTGATAATCCTTCCTCGTCATACTCATACCATCCCGTTATGGGTGAATCCGGACTTGACACAAACACTGTACCTGTGTCCAAATTGCAATGCGTAAAACGGGTGAATTCTGGGTACTTGATTTTTGCCATCCTAAATATGGGGATAAACGGCTTTCCGTCGTTGTAACCTCGCTCGGTGATCTCCGCGTACAAATCGGACATCGGCCGAAGGACGGGTTTTATGTCGTCGATATAGTCGTATTGCTCATAATGCCCATCGTCGGAGATTAACCCGACATCTCCGTCCCTACAAGGGTCTACATTGCCAAGCTGGCGTATTGTCCAAATATCCTGATCATCGCCTTGGATTTTCAATCCATACGGCAGATACCCCGCGATGTCAGTTAGTGTAAGTTCTCGTTTCATCTTATCATGGTTGTTTTACCTCAATGGTTTGTATTGTATGATCTATTGTAGGGGGGTAATAGTCAATTGCCATTCCGTTTACCATTATGTCGAAATTTTCGGCTCCCATCCCCACCGCCCAGTCGTAAAGTTCCTTCGGTGTCATACTCTCTCAAATATCACGTTTTTGCCATCTTTCCGCTCTACGGGTGCACATTTCATCTCTAAACAAGCTTTTTTGTCCCTCAAACCGCATAAAACACATCCACACCCATCATTATATGCTCGTACTATATACGTACCTCGCCCAATGTTAAAAACTTCTCCTATTTTGTATTCTGTCTGTTTCATAATCCATTTTGTTTGAGCTTGTTACTTTGGTGTCATATCTCTGTCTTATTCGTGAATCTCCCGCCAGCCGAGGATATTTCTAACGTTGATAAGGCGGCTTGTACCCTCAATAGTCCACAAATAGCCACCGGCATCACCGACAGAAAGCCACGCTGTCGATATGCGGATCAGCCCGGAACCATACCATTTTACCTCCACAACCTTGTAATACTCCGGCAGCTCCTCTTTCGGGTCGCGCCAGCGGGTAAGCTCCTTACGCATCCATTCCGCCCCGTTCTGGAATGCTGTTGCCGTCGTCCCATCATCTTCGTCGCTTCGCTGATAATCTCTGGCTCTTTCCTCAATCGTTTTCATTCTCGTTCAGTTTTTGGATAAAATCTCGTAATGCCACACAATTTTCCGATCCTATTCCGCATTTACCTACTACCGAACAGCAACAGTCGTGACAATAGGCCTTCGCCGCTTTCCGCCGCATCCGCTCCTCGGCCTCCCGTTCGGCCATTTCGGCTATTCGATGGGTGTCAGAGGGTGCAATCCATCCACTGAATGGATAGAAATTTTCCAACTTTTCCAGTTCTTTTTGTGCTCGTTTGCTTTTCATGGCTGATTATATGTATTTTTACAAATCGCAAAAAATCCCACATTCATAAGATTTTATCTTTCCCCCACGCGCTTCTGGATCAAGTTCATCTAAAAATATTCGCCGTCCTTTCACGCGAACCAGCCGGCAACCTATTTCTCGGCTCTGTTTTGCCCGACTGGCAAATACATCTGGGTGGGTCTTTCGAACCAAATTCCAATAGGTGGGGCTCGTAGACTTCACACACCCTACGCAGTTTGCATTTGGGTACCCAAGACTATAAATCCTCGGCAATCTAATTCCATCATCATGGAGTATTTGAAAGCAATCGCGCTTGGTAGTCCCTGCGTCTATCAAAACCGGTATAACATTGGATCGTTCATACTTGATGAAACGATCATGACGATCTTCTTCATCCTTAGTGAACCCAAGAACATGATAGTCTATTTCGTGGGTTCGTTCAAACTGATACCTTGCCTCTTTTTTCAGCATCAGAGTGCAGGGGGCGCCCTTTACTCCCGACATGTATTTCTTTCTATCAAAAACTTCACAGATAGATGCAGATGGAAATTTTGGATTTATGGCTTCGATGATTGGTTGTTTGATCCAATTTTGCACATCTCTTTTAAATCGCACATTATCAATATCCTCGTCTATGATCGGGTTATTCACAACCAATACCCGATTGTCTTTCCCGTATTTCTCTATGGTAATCTTTGCCGCCACCGCACTCGCGGCCCCACAACTGAACCATACAACTATTTCCTTCCCTTGCATATTATTTGTGTTTTACTTTCCGATTCGGTATGCAGGAAATCCAGCCCCATAACGGTATTCGCCGCTTCAAGTAGTCCGGATCATCCTCGTGGTTGTATGCCTCAGTTTCGAAGCAGGTGTAGTAGTACGCGCCCGGATAAGGCGGGATAATCACTTCGATCAGCCATGAAATGCCGTAGCAAATCCATCCGGCGAATAGAATACCGACCACTGTCAGCGCCCAACCCCACCATGCAAACGAGTAGCTTATGGCGACGGGCAGGAGGATTGCCGCGAACAGCACAGCCAGTTCGATCTGCTGGGCGCAGTGGATTCCTTCGTGTCGGCGTGTTGTCTCGTCCATGCTCCACGCCATCGGCTTACGGGTGAACGCGAACACCAGCCATGTTATCCAGCTGAATCCCTTGAACGGGATAAACGAGTTGTGAACCTCAATAGGTAGTTTCATCACAGATTCAGTTTACGTCCAGTAATCACAATCCATTCGATGGCATCCTCAAGTGCATTCAAAATAGATATGCGATCTTGCCATCCTATCTGTCGTTCGTTGTCTCCCCAGTACACACACCAGCAATGATTGGTGGACGAGCAAATCTCAATGTTTAATTTATATACTATCCCTCGCCCGTCCGTTATTGTTTTTGGGATTATCTCCAGCATGTCGGCGACCGTGAAGGCGGGAATGATTTGGAGCACCTCCAATTGGGGGAATTTTTGGATAGGCCCTATTTTCAACGCCCATTCGGTGTAGCCGGTTTTCTTGTCTCGGAACATACGATGCCATACCATGCTCGCCTTCTCTGCGGGCACTCCCATCTCGATCAGCCGCTTCGACTGCTCGATGCTCGTTACTTGATTTTTCATCGCTTGTTATCAATATAATGTTGGTTGTATTTCGACGGAGCAGAGATTATCTCTCCCTCTCAAATTTCTTCATTTATCTCAATTTTAAGCACTAAACGCTCTCTTCCTAAAAGATAAATCCAATAAGGATGTTCGCTATCATTTTCTACATCTACTGGCCACTCACGGATAATATGTTTTCCTGACTGCGGGTCAATTTCCACCATCCCCTTTCCTTCACTCAGCAATTCGAACATCTCTTTACCCATCACCCAACGATGCTTGGCTGGGTTAATCGTATAGGCATAGGCATGTATGGCCACATCCCCGATAAGACTCCATATTTTCTGCCTGATAATATCTCGCGTGCTCATTTTAACCGCTAAATTTCGTTTAAAAATATTCAGGTGATACCATGTACCACTTTGGTGGTTTCATTCGACTCTACCCACCTAAGAATCGCAAACGGGGGCATTCTTGCTTTTCTCTCTCCTTTGGCTTTCCCAAAGCTCAAGTATTTTTGCCTTGGTTTCGTCACTGAGCCGGTTTATTACAGCACCATGAAGGCCAGCTACGTGCACTTCCCTGTTTGCACATGCTTCGCATCTCTCTTCGAAGTATTCTGCGAACCACTGGTATATGATCTGACCGTCTATGCGCCCAAACAGCTGCCCGTAGAATCCTCGCTTTGCACGGGACATTACAAGATTCACATCGGCGCTGTTCAGTGCCCAGAAGTCATCCAATATCATCTGGCAGGTCTCGTGTATCTGAGCGCCGTCCATTTTTGCCGATACGTTGAGAAACTTTTGAAGGTTCGAAATCCATGCCGCCAGCATCAGAATGACCGAATTTTCACCATAAGCTTTTCGCAGGGCCGATAATGAATGTCCTCCAGAACTGGCGCAAGCAAGCGGCGTCAGGCACTTACGGAACAATTTCATGCATTCGGCTGGCGTTAACAGCGCTTTGCAAAGCTCGGTTGAGTTGGTCTCGTTCGTCGTCGGTAAGGCCGTCCTTGCCGCGGGAATTGTCTTTTGATCTTTCATACACTCGGTTGGTCTTTTGTGAAATAGCATATTCGAATATCCGTTTCCAGTCTATCGTCTTTCCTCGCCCCTTCTTTTTGTGCAGCCATCCGGCCTCGGTAGCCCAAAACTCCTTGCATGCTTTTTCAAGTGTCAGCCGAATATCTACCCCCGGATTGAACCGCCTTCGCTCTTCCACCCATTCCCCGTCGTTCATCCATCGTTTCCATGCGGCTCGGCAGTCTTGCAGGTACACGTCAAAACTATCACGCCAAGTTACCTCTTTGGGTTTCTCTGGGTTTTTGGTCGCGCGCACGCGCTTTGAGTTTTTACCTGAAATTTCTGTTTCTATATCTACTATCTCTGCATCTTCGAGTACGTCAGTACGAGAAGTATTACTTACCGTAGGTACAGTATCAGTATCAGTATCAGTATCAGTATCAAGGTTCGTCTGGGTTCGACTGGGTTTCTCTGGGTTCCCAAAATAACCCACTGGGTTTTGTTGGGTTTCTCTGGGTTTCTCTGGGTTTTTGTTGGACTTGGGCCTACCTCCCCTTTTCCCATTCACCCTATTCCTTTCAACAATAGCGTCATAGCGTTTTTTATTCTCGTCGATATATGGTTTCATCAGATCAAAAATCATTGCTACAAGCGTGGAATCTCCAGTATACTCGTCACTGTTGAATCCGTATCGCATGATCGCATCCAGCACCTCCCCCTTCTCCGCCATAGACAACCTGTTAGTAGCTGTCATAAGACTCCGCGGAATCACCATTGATTCTTTCATGTTCATAAAATAAAAAATCCTTCTTTCGATTCCCAGCTCTGGCCAGCGTGGGAATCTACTCGAAGGATATGTTATTTGCGCATCGGGCCAGCAATGCTACTCGCAAATATACGAACCTTTCCGGAAATTCCCAATACTTCGGGATATTTTTTAGTGATGTTTTTGGATTTTGGGACGTTTGAAAATATACTCCATTCTCTCACATCCTAAGACCAGCACCCGAACCAAATCCCAGCCATGAACCCCCAAAGCGTTCATTTCTTCTTCTGGCATCGGGCGGGTTTTGCTGGTCATGACTATTTTGTACTCTATCTGGGTCATATCGAATCGTATTTAACAGGTTGAATGCGCTTCATGTCCGACCATACGAAGCCGCGGGCCTTGAGTTCCTCCAGCAGTTTCCGGTCGGTGTATGCTGCCAGATCGGGATTGTGAATCGCCCCCCCCCTCTCCGGGTAGGAAGGGCTGATTGTCGTTTGGAATATGACAATCGGGCATATTCTCGAAGGCATGATTGGCATCTCGGATTAATCCCGTCCTCGGCGCTCTTGAGTCGGCCGAACTCGGTGATCGGCTTGGTTTGTTTGCATCGTATGCACGTTTTCTGTTCCATGATTCTCAGATTAAAAATACATAAACTTCGTTTCCTTGTGTGTCGAGCGTCGGCCATTTCTGCCGTACCTCCACCATTTCGTAATCCACCACGTTCTCGCGGATCAGTTTGGCTTCTCCCTTTTCCAGATGCGAGACCCATACGGCCGGGATGGAAATTTTGTGGCGTTTCTTCACTCCCTTCTCGTCCACCTTCGTGTGGTATTTAACGATGGATGTTTGCTCCCCTACCCAGTATACCACCCGGTATTTTTGGCCGTTTTGCCACGTCGAAAGGCATATTTTATCCCCTTTCTTGCATTCTGAAAGCTTAATTTGTTGCATACCCCCCCCTCTCATTTTCTTTTCGGTTTTTTGCGGGCCGCGAAGTTTCGAACTCCGTCCTTCGCCGGCTCCGCTGGTTTGACATCAGGTTTATTTTCGGTTACGATCGGCATCTCGATCCCTTTTATCGGCTCGAATTGAATGCACCATTTGTCCATGCAGATCGTCAGCATTCCGACCTTGAAGCAGTAAAAAACATGTTCTCCGGACCAGTGCACGCAGGCGGTGCAGTTTACCTGCGGGCTGTCCAATATGGATCGGCGCGTACTATTTTGCTTTACCATTCTCCGGGATTGTTGGTTCTACCATCGCCATCAACAGCGTCTGGACGATCAAAATAGGCAGGTACAAATACAACAGCCAGCTACTTTCGGGAATCTTAAACTTTTTCATTGTGTTTCTTGTTTATTTCAACTTTTATCCAGTCGGGAAGATTCGATTCGGCCACCAAAGCGACATTGTCGATCTTAACTATTTTCAGCTCGCCGGTTTTGGCGTAATGGTAGAGAGAACTCAGCGGAATGCCGCTCGCGTCGGCCAGCCAGCGAAGGGTATGAAGGTTTCGTGTGTCAGTTATCATACCCCCCCCCTATTTGGATTGTTCGGCATTTTCCACACGGGCGATCATCGCCTCATCTTCGGTCTGGCCGTCGGGATATTCTACCGCGGTCTCATACTCCACGTCGTCGGACATAGGCGTGCCGTTGTCGAACTTAATGGCGGTGGCCAGCTGGTTCATGGCCGTGGTAGAATAGGGATCAATGATCGCACCCTCGCGCAGCACCCGTTTCGATACGGTTTTATGGTACATTACCTCCGGATTTGTTCGCCACATTCCGGTTGGCTTATTGAAGGATTTCGAATACCTCTGTCCCCAAGCCATCAATTCCTCGATGGTCATGTAGCAATATTTCTCGAAGCCCGTGAGCTGGCGAATGTAGGCGATATATCCTTGCAGGATTTCCCGCTCGTGCGGCGCATCGTTGTACTTGTATTCCCCCGTAAATGGATTGTGGGATAATATATCCCCCTCGTACACTTTTGCCGTGTTGAATGTCGCCATTGTACCGGTGCGAAAGGCCAGCTGTTGAAGGCCGCGGTTCATCACCTGAAACGTACACCGGTCGCCGTAGGGGATCAGGGCCGACTGGCTCAGGTTCGGGTCGATGGATAACCCCGTGCAGGCCGATACCATCGCCGATCGAACCACTGTGCGCGGGTCGCATTTGTTGAGGGCCGCGGCGGCCGGATCGCGCATCAACAGCAGGATTGTTTGCATGAACCGCGGGGCGAACTTCTCCCCCAGAACGTCCATAAATTGGTCGCGGGTGCTTCCTTTCGTAAGCCATGATTTGATTTGTTGAAAGTTACTTTGCGTTACGCTCTTTTGCGGGGCCTGAATGGTTACGGCCTTCGCCTGTTCGGTCATCTGTTTTGCGTCCATAGCTGAAATTTTTGTCAAGTAGTTTTTTGATTCCGTCTTTCCATCCGCCGGAGGTAAAGCCGCCGCGGGTGTTGTCTGAGAGGTTGTGCCACCGCATGTTGGTGGGGTACACGTCGAAAATCCCGATTGCGCTTCCAGTGAGTATAAAACCCTCTTCCGTGGTTCTCTCGTCCACATTTATGCGCCTTCCCATCGACCGTATGCACCTGCAAACACGCATTTGGTAGGGGGACAAATTCTCTATTCTCGTGTCATACCCTTTGACCCTCGAATATTCGGTTATCAACTCGGTGATCTGGCGGGTTCGCCGCGCTACCAGCTCTTCCTTTGTTTCCATCACTTTTTTATGTCGAATTTCCGATACGCCGAAATGGTGGTGTATTCTTTGGCCAGATCGGGGTGATCCTCGCTGAATTTGGCCAGATCGAAACGCCGCTGATGAATGGTGCGGTAGGTGGCCAGCGCCCGGCCTTCGTAGGCAAGGGTATCGCGTTCGTCGAACAGCGCCGACATTTTCGCCTTGATTTCCTCGTATTTCTTGGCTGCTTCATTCGCGTTGCGCTTGTAGATCATCGCCTGCTCGTGCATCTGCGAGACTTCATGCCCTACCTTGATGGTCCCGGCCGTGGATTCGGGGTGCAACAGCTGCACGTCATCGCCATTTATAGGCTCCGGCTGTTCGCCCCCGATAATATGGCGTTCATACCATGCGCACGCCATTTCGATACACTTGCGGACATAGTCCCGATCCGGTAAGATAAGGCGCGATTTGAGGGATTTCGAACCGTCATTTACGGCCAGATAGGTGCCGGGTCGGCCGCCTATCTCCGCCTCAAACTGGCATTGCAAAAACCATTCGGAAGGGATAGTTTCCTGTGCGTCGAAGTCAACGTACATAGCGGTGTCCTTGATCTCTAAGAACGGACGCCCGGAAAGGTTCGTCCCCTCCTTGAAAATCTCGCGGTCCGGGGCCACCTGAATGTAATCGGGATACTCGTCGTTGTGGAATACGGCGATCTCTTTGGAGCGGCCCACCACCTTGAGGCCCGTCTGTTGCTGGAACCAGCGCGCTATCCCGTCCTCCATGAACCGCCCGCGATACATGGATTCCTTGATCGGCTGCGCGTCGCGGTTTTTCCATTCCAACCACAATTGCAGCGGAGTTTTGTGATTGCTCAAGCCGAGTATTACGCCTATGTTTGACCCTCCGATCACGAAGTTTTGGTTTCGGTACGCCAGCCACTCGGCGCGGGTCTTGAAAACTGTTTTACGGATTGCCATGTTATTGGTTTGTTTTAAGGAAGGCTATCGCCATTTTCCGGGGTTCTACATGGATTGTTGCGCTTTCGTGATCCGGATATATTTCGATATTCTGGAATCGGATCGCATTCAGTACCGGGTAACTTCCCTCCGGAATCTGCACGTATTTCCAATACAGATCAGCGGAGATGATGACCGTTACGTCCTCGCGCCCGCACGGGGTGTCGATGTTGACCACTTCCGACCCGGAAAAGAAACCCCCGTCTAAATGGTCCTTGAATGCTTCGGCAATGGCGTCGTACGCCGCAGTTGACAAATCGTAAATCATAATTGTGAATTTTTAAATAAACTATCCTTGTTGATAATCTGAATCGTAGTTGAGATCAGCCTCTTTTTTATGATAAATTCGTAGTGGGTGTCCGGGCAGTGTTCCCAAAACGGATCGCCGGGTTCTGCCCACCATTCGTAGACGTAATAATTTCCGGGCTTCTGACGCTTCGCAACGTCTTTGATGTAGTGTAGGTCCAAAGACTCCGCGATCTGCGTTCCTTCGGCCGAAAATAGGGTGTAGTGCGCGATTTTCATTTTACAGGAATCATTATTAAATCAAATCTCCCCTCGTCTTGGCCTACTATGTCCTGCCCGTCAACGGTCCACGAAGCCGGGAATACTTCGCCGCTTGGCCCCTGTACTTTGCCTAAAAGTTTGTATTTCTCTACTCTTGGCTGTAGTTGTAGATCGAATACTCGCCAGCCGTGCCGGGTTTGCAGGATGTAATCCCCGCGCATGTACTTCATCAGATCAAATTTTTCCATAATAGTGTTGTTTTGCGGTTTAACTTGCGAAGGCCGGGGAGGTGATCCCCGCGGGCTTCTGCCCGTCGGTCTGCCGCGCCTTCTCCACGCGATGCGAATGCTTCACCAATACAATTTTGCCACTTTATGCCGTCGCGGGCGGCTGGGGTTTCGGCCAGTGGCGGACCCCTCCCCCTAAGGGGGCTATTTCACTACCTCGTGGATTTCGCACTGGCCGAGTATCGAAACCTCTACCAGAACCACGTCGCCGGCGTCATATACTCGCTCTACCCGGAACGAATACCGGAACATAAGCCAACATATCGCGGCGGTCACAATCGCAGTAACCAGATACCGCATAAAAGTGCATTTTTTCATGGTTATTCTTCTTCCGATTCAGTATCCATTGTATATCCTTCTTTATGGTTATCAGTTCATCGAAGGCATCGAGATTCGCAACAATGAAATCCATAATCTCCGTATATTTGCTTTTTTTGGACCAGTTTATGCGCGATCCGGCCCGCCTTGTTATAGAGAAGGTTCTCCAAATAATTGTATGCAGCTTGTTGCGAATCAAAGCGCGTTTTGTCGTATGTCTCTACTACCGTGCGTGTTTTCATGGCTCTAATCTTTAATCTCTTCGATATGTTTGTTATTCATGCAGGGGCAGGATGCGCAGGCTCCCCACGCGGATTCGTTGTGTGCTCCGAAGGCACAAATAACGTCGCAAATTTGGGTTTGGCTGATCCCCTCCGGATCGGCAACGAGGCGGTATGTTCGCCCCCGGAGCACGAAAGGCTCGCCGTTTCGGCTCTTTCGTATCGCCTTCCGTTCGATATAGTCGATATTGTCAAGATTATTTTTCATCGGGTTGTTGGTTTTGAAGGTTTGCACACATAGCTGCGTATCTCTGGGCAGACTTCAACACTCTCCACCCAGCAGCGAGGGCGCGCGCCTGAATATCTAACAATGGTTCTGCCGTTGCCTTTCGCCCCTGCTCCCACTTGGCGAATTGCGCAGGGGTAAATACTACTTTCGCTATATCGCCGTCGTACACCAGCGCACAACCGCCGTAGCTGTATTGGTGCCAGCATGATGCGCCATTCAGAACTATTTCCAAGGATAGGGCCGGAATTGCTTCGTTTTGATCGGCGTGCCACTTGCAGATTTCTATATAACTATCCAGCAAGAAATCAGCATAATAAGCCGTCGTTTTATTCCATTGCCCGCGCTTCCGTTCGGTTTCGGAAATATAGGCGCGCATGTCGGAAATATATCGGGGCGAGTTTAAAATATTGTGTGTCATGGCTTTATAGTTATTTTATTTTGACAATTTGGCGGTAGGTGGTCGGTGTTTCGTACTGATATATGCGGACGCCGTATTCGCTCGGATAAGCCCGCTTGCGTCGGTCTGGGTCGTCAATATGAAAGCGCGAAATAACTTCCTGCATTACATAGTAAGAGTGCGGACGTCCGTACTGCATCGGGACGACAAATGTCTGTTCGGACGGGTAACTCTGATTGACCGTTACAATCATGGCAAAATACGGGTTGCCATAGGTTTTCTGGAACCAAGTAAAATAGTGTACGTTGATCGAACGAAGGCGATAACGGCCGATGCGAATAATGTCCTTTTTCATAGCGGTAATGTTTTATGTCTCACAGGGTTAGTCAAGATTATACAACCGGATTTGATCCTCAACTTCACGACCCGCTTCGTGCAGGATCGCTGTAGGCTCGATCTCGCCCAATTGCAAGGAATGCAAACTGCCTTCTTCTGCATAGATATACGCCCACCTACCGGGAAGGCACATCCGCTCCTTTGAACCGAAATATTCGACCGTGTCGGGTACATTTTCCACGACACCCCACGACTCAGGCCGTAAGCCTGCGCGGTTGATCGCGTCAATCAAGTTAAATGCAAATTTGTCCATCGTTGTATTGGTTTTGTGTTTTTCTCTATACAAATATACGCAAAAATATTTACTTTGCAAAATTTTCTAAAGAAAAATGCACGGTTTCCGCAACTTTTTTTCGCTGATCCGAGAGAACCAGCAGCAGCGGCCCCGACCTGCCCCCGCGCGTCCCCGCCCCGATCTCGCCCGACCTCCCCGACGACCGAACACCATGCCCCGCCCACACCGGTAGTACCTCCCCGGCTGGTATCTCATAGGTCGGAGGTCCAGCCTTCGACATATACCGCTATCCTCTGAATTACTATTACTGTGTGTGCAACGCAGGAGCGCGGGCACGTGCGGGCGTCCGGGTGCGTGACGCGAAAGTGTACGCGTGTGATGCGGGTGTGTGCGTGGGGGTGTGCTCGTGTGCGTGTGCGCATGCGTGAGGGCGGGAGCGGGTGGACGGGTGTGTGCTGGCGGGTGATCTCTGAGGGGTGCGGCTGGAGGATCGGGGTGATCGCAGGGGTCGGGCTGGCTGGCTGGGCGTGTGGCTGCTGGTGCGCCGAAGGTGGGAGGACAGTGCGGACCTGAGCGCGAGCCGAAGGCGAGCGCGAGGGAAGGCAACGAACGCAGGGTAAACAGGGCGGGGGTGGGTCCCGTGCTAACACTCCCTGTATTTTCTCCCGCTGGTTTTTTTGGGACTATTGGGCTGAGAACTTTCCCTTACTCGACTTTGAAATCCGCGGGGGATTGGTTTTCGGGACCTGTTCCTAAAAAACTTTATTATCTCTGATGTTACGACATTTCGGGATTTTGCTTATATTTGCGCAAAACGTAATGCTATGAAGATACTTCGTAAATCGCCGGCGGCGCCGGGAGCGTTTATGGCGGATATTTCGGGTGGCTTGAGTTGGAACGAAGCCATTGCGAAACATACGGACATCGGGTTCATCCTGAAATGTCTGGACGAGGGTTATATCCCCGACGTGTATGGGGTAGTCACCAACGACGGCGGGGTGAAGGTGTGCATCCAGCTCAAGGGTGTTTCGAGCATGACTGTCGATGTTGACGGGGAGCGTGAGTACATCATCGAGACGGGGCCGACTCCTCAGCAGGAGAGCTACGATTTCCTGCGCATTTCTCTCAAGGACACGCCCGCGGAAGGTTACAAGCCTATGGCCGGCGGGAAGTGGTACGTATTGGTCACTGAAATCTCCCAGCGATGGGCGCCAGCAGAGTAAGCCATGCGTAAGATCATACCCCCCCCCACTGCCTTCGCCTCGTTCACCGGCTCGGTCGAGTATGTCGGCAACTCTGATGCGGACCTGAGCCGCAACCTTGCGGAGAATGTCGATCTTCCCGCTATCTTCCGGACGCTGGATCAGGGCGTATGTCCGGGGCTGATAATGTCGGGCGCCGCCGGCGAGACGTTCATATGCTCCGGTGATATGGTGGTAATATCTGGAGACGTCATCGCCATAACCTTCGCGCCGATCAGGCTATTCGGAATATTTGTGATGGTGGGTCTAAACCACTTCAATCCCGGCGGGGCAGCCGCTCAGATTCCCGGAACCGACTGGTGGCTGGACGCCAGCTCGCAAAATCTGGAGTGATGAAATTTGGAAATCCGGAATTTCTCCCTATCTTTGTGATGTCGGGCGCGCAACCCGATCGGCCGGGGCGGTTTTGTTTTTTCTCAGATTCATTCCCCCTTTCCCAAGATTCAGGTGTGTACCCGGCCGCCTTTCGAAACCTCTGGGCCTGACAGTCGGCCTGTTCGCATAATATTTGGATTTTTACAATGGCGCCGGAAAAATTCCGGCGCTTTTTCGTCTCTTTTTTGATTTTATCGGAAATTTCGCTAAGTTTGTCCGGACTTAAACCCCGAAGCAATGATTATCGCCAACTCCACAACCGCGGTGCGCATAAACTCCCAGAACGTCATCGGCATCGACCTCGACGGGTTCACCGGGACCGTTACCATCCACTCTTCGGTGGACAACGAAGAGCTGGAGATCACCCCCGATCTGCCGGCATCCGGGCCGGGTCTCTACATGGCGCTGGTTCGAGCCGTGGCCCAAGACAAGCCTTTATGCGACATCCGTAAATTCAAGTAGCGATGGGAACGAATCCGTGGGCGAACAGACCGGGAACGCCGGCCCCGGCCGCCGGCGGCGACGCCGAGGAGCGCGCCGCCCTGATGGAGGAGGTGCGTGCCGAGGTCCGGGAGGACGTGCGCAAGCGCTTCGGCGATGACAAGAATCCCGTGACGGAGTTCCTGCTGAAAGTCGGGGTGCTGGAGGACATGGAGGTCATGCGCCGCGTTACCATGCGAACCTCCGACAACAAGCTGATATATCAGTGCGGAAAGAAACTGGACCTGCTGAAAACCTACATCGCGCTGGCCAAGGAGACCATCGTCATGCAGGAAAAACAGCAGAAAATAGACTCGGCGGCCGGCAGCGGCGACGATAAGGACGAAGTGATCGTTTCACTGGAAAGAACCTGATGAAAGTACGGCTGGACATACCCCTGAACCCCAAGCAGGTAGAAATGTATAACCTGCTCAACTCCGGAAAGTTCACGGAAATTCTGTTTTACGGCGCCTCCCGCTCCGGCAAGACTTTCCTGATACTTTTCTGGATGATCGTTCAGGCCATCGTCTACAACGCCAACTCGCTGGTGGTGCGCGAGACCTTCACCTCGCTCAACATGGGTATGATCCGTCAGACGCTGCCCCGCGTGCTGGACGCCATAGCCCGACTTAACGGCAAGAAAACATACCAGAAACTCATGGTCGGCGGAAAGCCCTTCGCCAAGTACAACGGCAAGGACAACGTGCTGACGCTGTTCAACGGCGCCTATATCCAGTTCGCGTCGATACGCGCCGGGGCGGACGGCGCCGGCGATACCTACGACAAAATCCTCTCGACCGACTGGGGACATATCTTCGCCGACGAGGTGTCGGAGATCGACTTCGCCGCCATCGAGACCCTCTACTCACGTCTGGCGCAGCTGTTGCCCGTGCCTAACCTGATGCTTTACGCCCTGAACCCTACAACCGAGCTGCATTGGACCTACAAGCGTTTCTTCAAGCACGAGAACATGGACGGATCGCCCCTCTCGGAATCCATCACGCAGCTGATGTACGCCATGCACTTCTCCAAAGACGACAATGTGCAGTTCGTGTCCAAGCAGTACTTTCAGGGGCTGGACCGCCTTTCGACCCTCTCCCGCGCCCGCTTCCGCGACGGCGAGTATTCGAAGATCGGCACCGGTAAGTATTTCCGGCAGTTCACGTGGCTCTACCGGCCGCATATCGACCAGATCGTTGAATGCGTAATTTACACGGACCCATCGGCCAAGTCGAAGGAGACCAACGACTTCAAGGCCACGGTAACGCTGGTGCGGACCGTAGACACCCGCATCTGGCTCTGGGACTGCCGCGCCGTGCAGGGCACGAGCCATCAGATGCTCGAAAACATCTACGAGCTGGCCATGAAAGCGCCCCTGACCCCGCGCATCATCATCGAGAAGAAGCAACTTCCCCTCGACTTCGAAAAGACCCTGCAACGCTTCCAGATCGACAACCGATGGACGGCGCCGATATGCTGGGACACGCTCAACCACGGCGACAAGTTCTCGTGCATCGAATCGACGCTGGAGCCGCTCGTGAATACCGGGAAATTCGTATTTTGCAACGAATTGCAGAAATGCGGCGTCTACGAGCATATCATCGACCAGTTCGTGCGATTCTCCGACACCAAGACCTCGGACCGCAAGGACGACATACCCGACGCCTGCGCGAAGGGCGTCACGTTCCTCAACCACAATATTGTCCAACAGTCGCGCACCGACGGCGCGCAGGTACTCTTCTACCGCCGCGGCACGCTGACCCAAATTCCAAGCTGATGCCAGTAGCAGTCAAAAACCAAAATTGGATTCAGGGCGTATACGACCCATCGTCCGGAACGCATGACCCCGGCGTACCATCGCAAGTCTGCGCATCCTTTCCCGCGTCGGCATTCCCAGACGGGTATCTTCGCTTCGCCGCGGCGCCCACCGATCTGTTCGAGGCGCAGGCCGATCAGGCGTTTGTCTTCGGACGCACTGCCGCGGGGGAGATGACGGAACCCGTCGCAGCCACCGGATCGCCCTTGACGGTAACACTCGGCGCCGAGTGGCTCGCCGACGTCGAAACCGTCTTTATCAGCATCGCATGCACCGAAGATGTCACGGACCATGCCGCGTGGGCCGCGGCGGTCATTCAGCTCGACATGTCGCCGAACTACTTCCCCGAATCGGCGCTTGGCATCTACATCACGCCCCAACAGCTCCGGCAGTTCAAAAACATGTACCCGGACTGCGTCTCCGACGCCTACCGCGCCGCCGTGGGGGAGTTGACGGCCAACATCGGCAACATCTTCGACATGGCCGCCATGCTCGGCGAAGAGGACGAGAGCCGCAAGGACGACACGATACGCTGGATTTTGCAGGTCCTGACCGCATACAACATCGCATCGCCGAGCCTGAACTACTCGGAACCCCTCGCCGCGGCCTACGAGAAGGTCGCTCAGACCATCATCAAACTCAAGGGCGGCGTGGTGTCGCTTGAAGAGCCGGCGCCCTACCGCACCGATTCCCAGAACGCCAACGCGGAAGTCATCACCTCCCGTTACAAATACCTCGGATAATCATGGCAAAATTCCATTTCCCGAAAATCAATCCCTATCAGGTGCCCCAGCAGATCGGCACCGGCAATATCGAATCCCGGTATCTGTTCAACAACTACCGCCGGGAGTGGACACCGGCGCTGTGGCGGCGCGCCGTGGACATGGCCATCCAGTACTCGGACATGTCCCTGCTGGACACCCTCTACTCGTGGTGCATGCAGTCGTCGCCGTTCTTGGTCTCGCAGATCAACAAGCGCCTCATACCCATCTATAAGCGCAACTTCGTGTTCGGCCGTAACGGCCGCGAGAACTCCCGGCTGACGGAGAAATACATCCGCAACTCGTGGTGGTTCAAACGGTTTATCCGATACATCCTCCTGTCGCAGTTCTACGGATGCAAGATGGTGGCCATCAACCCCGAAAAGCGCAAGGTGGTGGACTTCCCCCTGCGCAACATCGACATCTTCAACGAAGCCCTGCGTTTCCAGACCTTCGAATACTATCAGGTCATCAACGCCTCGGACTATGACAACCTCTTCTTCTTCCAGCCGGAAAGCGATCAGGATTTCAAGCTCGGCCTTCTGCAATCCATATCCCGCGCCATGATCGGCATCGTGGAAATGTTCAACGACTGGCAGGTGCTGGGCAAAAGGTACTCTTTCCCCCTCACAACCATCGGTTACGACGCCAACAACGCCAAGGCGCAGACGCAGGCCCAGACCGTGGCTCAGAACCTCGACATGCTCACCATTCCCCTGATCCCCTACGTGCAGGACATGGTGAACAACGGCAAGAGTCTTTACTCCATCGAGGTAAACCCCATCAACACGCAGACGGGTTCCGACGCCTTCCGCGTGATGAAGGAGTACATCGTGGAATACCGCTCCGAGATCATGCAGGCGGTAACCGGCGGCACCCTGCTCGGCTCCACGGAGAAAAATACCAACTCCGAGCAGCTGGCGCAGATACATTGGGAAATCTATCAGGACATCCTGAACGCCGACGCCGAAATGGCCCTGATGATTATGAACCGCGAGGACACCAAGCACAAACTTGCCATGCTGTTCGATGACGCCTCCATCGAATCGGCCCCCATCATCGAACTTCCCGACGACCGTCTGCCGATCAGCACCTTCGTGGACGTGGGCAACATGATGGCCAAGCAGGGGTCGAAGTTCAAGCCCGAAGCGTTCCGGCGCGTAGGCATCGACCCCTCGGACGTCGAAGCCGAAAAGAAGGAGGAAGAGAAACAGAGCCTGATCGGCCGCGTGTTCAACCCCCGGAAGAAGGAGGATCAGACCGAAAAGGTAACCGAGAAAACCGAGACGGAATGAAAACCGCGCGCGACTTCGAACTCGACTGCCGCCGGCTCCGGCAACATCTGATCGAGGTGCTGCCGGCAAAGCTGGGGGCGTCCATGCTGGAAGAGACGCGCACCAACTTCCGCAACGAATCCTACGGCAACGACGATGTGAGGGAGCGGTGGCCGGAACGGCGCTACGAGGACAAATTGACCTACCCAAAGCTCCGATACACGGGGCGCCTGTTCCGATCCATCCAGCCGAAGGTGCACCGCATCTCTTCCCGCGCCGCGGTCGTATCGCTCGGATCGCCCCTCTCCTATGCGCAGGTGCACAACGAGGGATGGCGCCCCGGCATGCCTATCACGGGTTCCACCCTGCGCCAGCCGCCCAGCGCCACCAAACGGGCATGGCTTCCCCGGCGGCCCAAACAGCGCCAGTATATGGGCATCGGCCGGCGCTCGGTCCGCAAGTTCATGCAGGTGATCCGAAAAGAGGTGAATGCGGCCATGCGAAAATAATTTTTTCGCCGGAATTTGGAATTTATCTGAAAATAACTTACGTTTGCGTGAAATATGTTCGGTGACATCATAGATAGGATCATTCAGGTACTTCGCAATTCTCAGGTCGTGATTGCGAATAAAATGTCCGTCTGCGTCATATCATCCGACGAAACCCAGACCGTCAATACCCCCCTCCCGGCCATCGCCGTGGGGGTGGAGGACAGCAACAACGCCGACGTGTTCATAGGCGGAGCCATCAAGGACCGGCTCAGAATCAAGCTCTGCGTGCTTGTCGATCTCACCAACTATTCGTGGTCCGCTGACAAGCAGTTTCAGGCGAGCCTTATTTCGCTGGGGCACGGCGTCCGCAATGCGGTGGAAAAGGCCAAGACGGCAGGTGATTTTCTGGGACTCCAGCAGAAATACAACCTTTGGCCTCTCTATCAGGGCTTCAAGACCTACCAGCGCATTTCCACCAAAGATACCTTCAACACCGAAGTGATGGTGTGCGAAGTAATGTACGAAAGCACGGTGTTCGATCTGGAGCTGGCCCGCGAGAGCCGGCCGACGGAAGAGGTCGAAAAGGTAAAAATCAAAGGGTTCACCGGAACGGATCAGGACCTGACCACGGAGTTGCCCATCGTAACAACTTGATTATGGAATTGAAGATCAAACGGCAGAAGCTCAGTGATGAATCGCTCAACGACAAGGATTATGTCGTGCTGAACGACGGTATCAACTGGGACCGCTACAAGAAAAATCCCATCCTGCTCTGGGACCACAACCCCCGTGAGCCTATCGGCAACGTGGTGAACATACGCCGGGGAGAGGACGGGGATTGGTATGGAGAATTGCGATTTGACGGAGTGACGGAGCAATCCCGGCAGCGGCGCGATCAGTACCTTGCCGGTACGCTCCGGGCCGTCTCTCTCTCCGGCAAAATCTACTACACACTGCGCGACGGCATCAAGTACGCCACGCGCTTCGATGTGTACGAAATATCCCTTCTCTCGCTTCCCTCGAATGCCAACGCTGTGGACGAGGTGGAGGGCGCCGAACCGGCACTGCGCGTAGGATTCTGCGCCGTGGAGGCCGAAGAGCTGGAATCCCTGACCTCCGGCTACACCGAATCATTAACCAAATATCTCAACAAGATGAAAGAAGAGAACCAGACCGCCGAGGTGGAGAAAACTGCCGAAGCGAAGGGTTCGGAAGCCCCGCAGGAGCAGGCTCAGGAGCAGTTCGCGGCCGCGGCCCAGCCTGCGGAAGCGGCTGACGCCGGCACGGTTTCCGAAACCGAGAAATTCGAAGGAGCGCGCGAAGGCGCCCTCAGAGCGTTTAGCGAGTTCCTGCGCCTGATCGGCATTCGGGGAGCCGAAGCCGCAAAGGCGGACAGCGACATGGCCGAAGAGGACCGCAAGGCCGCCGGGGAAGTGCGCGACGCCGAAAAGAAAGAAGAGGATGATGACGATGACGACGGCCGCGAAGAGCGCGGCGAGAATTTCGCATCATCGACAACCGAGCAATCCAAACCTGCCGCCCGCATCCTGAATGTGGAGGATACGGTTGAAAAATCAAGTAAAACCAACGTTCAATTCAGTTCCGCTATGGAAAGAAAAACCATCCACGAGTATCTTCGTGACAACGCCGGCAAAGACCGATTCTCCGAAGCCGTGCGATTCTCGGCGGCAGTAGGGAAAATGAACCCTAACGAAGCCGCTCAGGATTCGCGCATGAACCTCCTGCGCGAGTTCGCCTATTTCGCCGCCAAAGACCGCGGCTTCCGCGCCGCTGTCGGGGGCATGAACTTCGACATCGACGGCCGTCCCACCGGTACGGCTGACGAGGCCCTGAACCGTCTCGAACAGTTCGCATCGGGTCTCAACTCGATGAACTTCATCGAAACGACGCCTGACTTGGCCAAAATCGAGTGGTCCACGATGATCTTCCGCGAACTCTTCCCGGACGATTCGTGGGCAGACCGCATTTCGCGTCTCAGCGCCGAGGATGTGGCCGGCATCATCTGGATCAACTCGGCCATCAAGCCGAAGGTGTACTTCGGCAAGCGTGCCCCGGTCAACGTGTCTCCGTCGCTCTACGACGATGATCCCGTGGGCATCATCATGCACCTCTTCGCCCTCGAAAACATCGTTTGGCAGCAGGCCAACACCGATCTGCTGGCCTACGACGATGTGGCACTCGGCACTTCGGAGGCCCTGCGCTGGCTGTCGTCGAAGGCCCACAACTACATCATCCAGAAGCTGTCGGAGGACGCCAGCGTTACGCGCCTGACCACGGGCGAGAAAACGTACTCGGCAACTAACGCCTTCCCGGCTAACCCGACGGCAACCGGAACGCTGAAAGAGATCTCCCCGGCCGACTTCCTCGCCATGCAGACGGCGTTCGTCAACCAGAACTACGTCATGGAGACCTTCGCCGCCGAAATGGTGATGCCGGCCGTCATGCACGAACAGCTCCAGTCGAACGCCACGCTCACGAACCTGCTGACCAAGAACGCCGGAAGCATGCGCCCGATGTTCGGAGAGTACGCAGGCTTCGCATTCCGTCCTCGTTCGATAACGACGCTGTATGACAGCGCCTCCAGCAAGATCATCGACCCGGAACTGTATCTGGACGGCAAGATCACCGACGAAACGGGCGCCATTCCCGCCTACACGCCGCCTGTCATCCCGGCTACGGCGTACGGATCGGCACTGGCGTTCATCCCCTCGGAGGCCATCATCGCCATCGGACGGACCAACGTCCATATGGTCACCGACCCGTCGAACTACGGCTGGCGCATGTCGATGGATATGCGTCTGGGTGCCGGCGCCGCACGTAAGGGCGGACTTGGCATCGGCGTGATCGCCCCCGGAACGCAGGCCTAAGGCTAAAATCAACTCCCCACTGCCCCCCCCCGGCAGTGGGGATAACCAACAACTTTAAAATCACAAAATTATGTCCACGAAACCCGTTTATTCTGAGCAGTATTTCATCAACCTTATGGCCGCGGCTATGGCGTACGGCACGATTTACGTGACCAGCGACGCCAACACCTACCGCGACGAACAGTCGGCCATAACCCGATGCCGGGACTTCATGAAGCTCCGTCGGATCGTGCGCTACGCAACCATCACCAAAGCGACGTGCCCCACCAATGAAGATGAGCTGAACGACCTGATGGTTACGGTAGAGAGCAAGGTGCCTGAACCGGTTCAGACGAAGGAAACGCCCCAGCCTATGGACCTCGCCGCCGCCGCCGCCGCTCTTGCGGCCAAGAAGGCGCCGAAGGAAGAAGCCAAGAAGGCGCCGGGCCGAAAGAAAGGGCAGGCATCCGCCGAACCCGATCCCCAGCCTGCACCGGCGCCCGACCCGGAACCGGAAGGCGCTGCCGACGACGATCCGCAGAAGGAAGAAGAATCCGCTCAATAAGCATAAATTACCATTAACATGGCTCAAACTGGAATTAACATCGAGCTGAAAGATACCACACTCAGCCGCCGCCAGCCCTCCGTGGGCAATGCGGCGCTGGTGTACGGTATCAAAGTCTCGTCCGGATCGGTGAGCGGGAAACCCACACTTATCACGAGTCTGGATTCCTACACCGCTTGGGCCGCATCCGACGCTCCTGACGCCAAACTGCTCAACAACGATCCCCACCTGTTGGGAATGGTGACGCAGTTCTACGCCAAAGCCGGAAGCGGTACCTATCTGTGGCTGATCTTGACGAGCGGCGAAAAGGGTGATTTCGTTACGACCAATGCGGCGAACATCAAGCGCCAAATCCGCTTGACGCTGGAGGCCAACTACGACAACCGCCCCCGCATTATCGGCTGGTGCTCGCAGGCCAACGACGATGCCTCAGGGTGGGTCCCCACGACCACTCCGACCGTTGTAAAGGCCATCGAGACCATTCAGAATGCAATGTTCGCCGAGGGCATCCGCTTCGTGAACGTTTATACGTCCAACGTCGATGGGGAGCAGGCAAATTCGGCCTCCAACATCACCGACCTCTCCACCTATGCGACCCCGTCGGTAGCGTACATGCCTACCACCACGCTCTACAACACTACGGTGGACGATCAAGGCAACATCACGGCCTACACCCCCATCAAGGATGTGGGAGAAGCCATCGGTATTCTGTCGGCTATCTCGGTCGCTGAATCCATCGGCTCGCACGAACGCGCGGCCGTGGCGCAGAAAGCGTTCTTCAACGACCCCGAAAGCGTCGTAAGCGTGACGGAGGTAGACCCCTCGATCATCGACGCGCTGGGCAAAGGTCAGTATCTCTTTCACCGACCCTACCCCACCGGCATCTTCTACAACGACGGCGCCACCTGCAACGACCCGACGAAGGCGTTGTCGCGGCTGGAGTTCGTTCGGCTGGGGAACGCCGTATGCGACGATGCGCAGGAGTTCTTCTCGCAGATTCTGAACACGCAGGCCCCCGTAGACGCCAAAGGCGATCTTAGCAGGACCTACGCCACGCAGATCGAGAATAACTTCTACAATCTCTACTGCCAGCCCCGCATCAGTCAGCGCCAGTGCTCCGGCATTCGCGTGACGGTGGCCGCTCAGGACAACAATTTCGTGTCCACGCGAACGATTCTGGTGTCCATTGAAATTCTGCCGTCGCCCAACGTAGACTGGGTGAAGGTAGGCGTTCTGTACGTATCAGCACTTTCGTAAAAATCAACGACTATGTACGAACCCTATATCATCTCCAGCGCGGAAGCTAAAATGAACATCACCCATCGCGGCCAGATGTTCGACATCGTAACCGGTGTTCAGCTCTCCATCTCCCGGACGCAGGACGTTCAGGAAATTTTCGCCATCGGCCGGCTGGAACCTATTGCCAAGAAAGTTATCAACAAACGCTTTACGGGCAATATGTCCCTCCAGACCGGTGAATATGAAACCATCCTCGACGCCATCAATGCGTCGATAACAACCGGATTTATTTCGTCTCTCACCGACTTGGGTAACTTCTCCATCGGCTGGACCCTCGAAATGACCGGTCTGATCGTCCCCCGCACGATCATCTACTCTCTGGATTCCTGCGCTATTTCGTCCGACGACTTCTCTGTGGACCGGAACAGCCCGGAAATCAACACTTCCCTCGCCATTCAGGGAATTGGTATTACCCGTTCAGTTTTACCGCTTTAACCCGGCAGGGGCGGTGAAAATCGCCCCTGCTATTTTTACTCAAAATTATGTCCGGAAAAACAATTATTCAGAATTACACCGTCCGCTTGCGGTATTTCAAGCGAAGCGTAGCTCCTAAGGCTCAGGTGATCGAGCAGGAGGTTGAAGAAGATGTAGAAGTAGGCATGCTGTCCCGAACCTCCGCGGCCCACACCAATTTTGCCACCCAGCTGCTGATGCATGGCGCATCCGGCGATCTTGAGCAGCTGGCGCCTATCGCCACCAAGTTCTGCGAAATGATGATCGTAGACGACAAACAGCGCAAGGCCATCGTGAACGACGTTATGGCCTGCATCGACCTTTACGGCTCCGATCCGGTTCAAAAGGACATCGAGCGTTTTTTATCGCGCTGGGGTGTGGTGATGGGACTTCTCGGAACCGCCGAGAACCCAGCCTCCACGAACGAATAAAGGAATACGGCACGAATGACCCCTTCCTGCTGAAAAAAGCCTTTATTTCGTACGTGTTTCACGAACCGATAACCACTCTCGAAAACCGGTTGTCGGCCGCTGACATCGACAAATATTCCGACATGGCCATGTGGGTGATCGACAACATTATCTACGCGCCATTCAAAGCCAAAAAATGATATGGACGGGCAGACCTATCAAATAAAGCTCAACATCAACGTAGACGATTCTCAGCTCTCAAAAGCCGAGCGGCGCATCCGGGACCTCGAAAGGGGACCCGGTGGCGGCCGCGGCGGTAGTATGGCCGGGTCAGGTGGTGGAAGCTACTCGAATATTCCACCAGCTCAGCGAGCCTACTATCGGGCATTATCCCGGCGCTTTGCCCAGACGCCGGGTATGTCCAATGAAGGTTTTCTGAGCAACGTTAACCGGTTGTATCATCGGTCGGATGTTTTCAAGCGCGCCTTCTTGGGTAATTTAACCAGTCTGCCGGGTGCGCTTCGCAATCTTTCCAACTTCGGATCAGTCCTCGCATCTGTCGGAAGGATAGCGGCGGGAGCTATAAAACCTCTTGGCGCCATTGCTCCCTACCTCACTATGATAGGGGGTGCCGCTATTGCGGTGAAGGGTATGAATATCCTCTTGCGTGGCTCAGCGTTGCGATTCGGTAACAATCTGCTCAACAACCAGAATCTGATCGAGGCCGGATCGAGTGTCATGCAGTTCGAAATGGCCCGGAAAGGCTTGGGGGCTGCCTATGAAAAATCCTTTCAGGAAGCGGGACGCTTAGCGACAGAGTACGGATTTAGCCGAACCGGCCTGCTAAACTCCATGAACATGTTTACCGGCTTGAACGTAGGGAATCGAACGTTAAGTCGGGAAGAGGCCACCCGCATAGCCATGCAAGCCGGCAAGATAGCCCATGTGGGTGGAGTGCCGTTCGAGCGCGTCAACATCAACCTTCAACAGTTACTTGGTCAGCCTACGCCCTCTGCGCGAGACCTCCGCGAGCTTATTCAGGCCGCGCCTATCATCGGCAAGATCGCCCAGCAGTCGATGGCGCGAAAGAACGTATCAGGGGATGTTTTCTCCTACCTGAAAGACAAATCCGAGTTGTTGAACGTCCTGAACGAGTTCGACCGCATGATCGAATCGAATCCGTTCATGAAGGCGCGAGGTATGGCTCAACTGTATAAGGAGAACGCATTCATCAAGATAGTGCAGGATAATGCGGAGTTTTGGCCCAAAATATCCCAGTCGTTGGGAATTTTCTACGACAAGCTGGTCATAGTTGCCAACCAATACATTCCCAAGTTGGCGGATTTTATCTCCCCGGAGAAGATAGGAACAATGATGGCCGATGTAGAAAGCGCTATTTCGGGTCTCACCAAAATATTCGGCGGCATCATGTCCTTCTTGGGTTGGGTGGGGCGATCGGTTCCATTTGGGCATGCCGACAAGTTTAATGTAGACGAAAAGTGGGTTCCGGGAGCTGGAGGCGCTGTCAGAAAGGCATTTTCATTCGGGGGTCGGTTTTACTATGACGCTCAGGGCAATAAGTACCCCGTGATAAATTCTGACAGTCTGTATGCAGCCCGCCAGCGCTCGGCGTTCCGGGATTTGGTAACGCGGGACAGCTCCTACATCATCTCGTCGCTGGCGGCTCAGCGCGCGGGTTCCGCAGAGATGATAGGGGGCGTTCCTTACCCAAAAGCCGGATTCACTCCAACTGCATCCCAAAGAGCGGCCGCCATCCGAGAATTTCGAGCCAACTCTAAAAATTTCTTGCAAAATCCCGGAATGGTTCTCAAACCCGTTCAGACGGTAGACGGAAGCACCTATTGGGACATAGACTACGGGAAACTCTTCAATCAACTCAATCCAGCGGCCGGATTGGATGGTAATGGCGCCAACTTCTCAGCCTCAGACGGGCTTTCCGACATCACCAAAGGTGCCCGATCCCTGATTATCAACTTCAATCGGGAGATCGTCAGCATGCCTATCAGCATCGACAACGTGAACGACGGCGCCGACTTGGGCGCTCAGCTTCAGGGAGCCTTATACGACAACATCATGCGCGGCTTGCAAGTCGCACTCAACAACGCAACCGGTGCAATGTAATGAATACCAGAGACCATCAAAATACGCAGGACACCTTCACTCAAGCCGCCACCCATCTCCAGCAGGCCGCCAGCTCCCCGGAGCAGATATACCAGCGGGCGAAGGATCAGGTGCTCGACGCCGCAGATGCGGTGTTGAACGCCCGAAAAATCGTGCTGTCGCAGGCAGGTATTGTCCGCGTGCTGATCGAAAGCCCCGGCGGCAAGATACGCACCGGCGACAACACCCCGGAAATGTCTCCGGCGCCGCTTTCCACCCAAGAGTATTCCACGTCCACGCATGAAGACGATGCCCAGCGAATCAGCGACGCCCTTTCCGGCCTGACGGATGATCCCATCGCTGACGCGATCTTCGTGTGCGGCGATTACTATGCGCCGCTTTCGCTCAACTTCTCGGTATCGGCTCAGAAAATAACCGACGAATCCCAGCTGGTGGACGGAATCAACATCGTTCAGCGGGTGGCCAAAGGCCCGAAAGTGGTATCGGTGTCGTTCAACATCCAGCGCCGGGAAGCGCAGGAGGTAGAGGATATGTCGGCCACCACCATCCGGCGCCGCAATGCCCGCGGCGGGGACCCCACGCCGGTATACAAGCTGACGCGGTTTCTGGATGAACTCTACGAGAACGACGAGGTTTTTGCCATCGAGAACACGGTGCTGAATAATGAAATAGGAATCGGTTGGGCGTTCATCAAGTCCTACCGCTTCTCGCCTATGCAGGGCGACACCTTCGGTTCCATCAACTTGGTATTGCAGGAGGTGAACATCGCCGATCCGCTTCTCTACACCAATTCCGCCAACACGCAGGATTCGCAGTCCGTGCCCACAACCGTGAAATAACATGGCCGTCCGAAACATAACTGGAAACTATCTGATCTGCGGAAACGAGGTTTTCGTTGAGGGGAAGAGCATCGGCCAGTTCCAATCCTTCGAATCCGACGAAACGCGCGAGAACATCGTAGGAACCGCATCCATCGAGATGCCTTTCTACACCATAGCCGCGAAGGCCGCGAAGGAGGTGGGGCGCGGAAGCACCATCGCCGTTCAGCGGGTGGGTAAAAACACGACCACTTACATTCGCATCAACCCGGACGACTGGAATATCAAGACCGGCGCCCGAATTCAGGTGTACGCATGGTATCACGACAACGCCGTCATCGGCCAGAAGTTCGAAAAGCGCCTTGAATTTGACGGATTCATCCGGGATGTTATCGGAGGGTTCCCGACGGTAATAAAGTGCGAGGATGCGGCATTTATGCTTCGATTCGGCACGGTTACGCAGTCGTGGCCCAAAGCCACTCCCCTATCCTCGCTTTTGCAACAGATGTGCGACACGGCCAACGCGGCGTTTGCGAAGTACCGCAAGGACAACAAGCTGACCTATGCCTATCCGTCCCTGCTTCCGGACCCCAAATCCATGCAGAGCGACTTTGTGCTCAAGCCCGCCACCGGAGTGTCGCCATACGATGTACTGGAGCGGGTGATCGTCGGCATGTATAAACTCTACGGCAATGTCCGCATCGAGAGCGACAAGGCGCGGGTATACTGCGGACTCGGAATCTCGGAATCCGAATCCCCCACCGTGGAGCTGGACACGTCGGTAAACGTGATAGCCCGCGACATCGTGCCCTCGGACATGATGTTCCAGAATTTCCGCGTCATCGTCCGGTATCTGGAGGACGGAACCATGAAAACCATCGAGAAAGGGGCGGAAAACGGCCTTGTGTACGACCTTCCCTTCACGCCGGGCCGCAATGCTCAGCAGATGAACACCACGGCGCTGTCGGTGCTGGCCGGCCTTCGCGCTCAGCGCAACAAGGGCACCATCACCACGTTGCTGTACCCCCTTGTGCGGCTCTACGACTACGTAAATTTCAATGACACCATCTTCAAGTCCCTGAGCGGCGGCTATTATGTCATCGGCCGCAAGGTGACGTGCGGAAAAGGCAAAGGCTACCGGCAGATACTGACGGTTACAAACAAGACATTTCTTTATCTGGCGAACTGATGAATCAAGGACAATTCATACGCAGTATGGAGGACTTCGGCAAGGACCTGCGCCGTCTGCTGGACGGCGTGAACCAGCCGTCCATCCTCTACGGCAACGTCGATTCAGTGGATGAAGAGACCAAAACAATTAACGTTCGCATTGGTGATGCTGGACTGGTAATACCGGACATAAGCCTATCCAATGTCATCGGCGGGGATGCGAGCGTTATTTTTTATCCCGCCGTAAACTCCGCGGTGATCCTCGGCGTGCCCTACCAACAGCCGGAGAACGCTTTCGTGGTAAGCTTCACGCGCGTAGACAAGATCGAAGCGTCGGTAGGCGGATATTTTTGCAAAATCGACAAAGAATCCATATATTTGTCGAAAGACGGGGGTGGCTCCCTCACCATTTCCGGCGATACGGTCACCATGAACGGTGGCGCAATCGGCGGCATGGTGATCCCGGACGCCATAACCAATGCCATGAATATTTTCGTGTCGGCGTTCAACAGCCATACACACGCCTATACATGGTCTGCGGAGGCCGGAGCAGATACTACGGCTCCCCCTACGGGAAGCGTATCGCCTTTCAAGGCAGAGGATTATACGAACGACAAAGTGCAACAGTAATGAGCGACATTATTTTCGATCTGAAAAACAACGACATCGGCACCTCCAACGGCGATTTTGCCGTTGTGGTCGATCCGTCGATTCAGAACGCCACGCTCATGTTGCTGAAAAATCCCGTCAACATCCTGCAACCTCAGTTCGGCGTGGGATTCGAAACCTTCGCCCTGAACGCACGCCCCGATTACGTCTCCATGCTGGCCGCCACTGCCAAGCGGCAGGTTATAAAGGACGGCGCCGACTACTGCGACATCCGCATCACCGAGGGCGAGAACTTCGGCGAATACAGCGTCTCGGTAGACGCCCAATACCCCGTCGCCGAACCCGATCCCGATCTTATCATTCCCACGCCCCCGCCGCCGGATAAAACACAACGCAACATCGAGGTGCGCATAACCGTGCAAGTAGGCGGTGGCAATTTCGGGTATTTGTCGGATGTTGACATCAAGATCAACTACACGTTGCCCGACGGCACGCAGTCGGATTGGTTGTCACCCACCTCTGTGGGGGAAATTCCGGATGATTCCGCGGCAGGCCATCATGATATATACATCTGGAACGGCGATAATGCGTCGCTCAAGCAGGTGACCATCAACGTTCAGGCCACCAAAACCGGGTATCATCTCACCTACTCGCCGTTTTGGAATATCCAAGCCGGGAGCGACGACGTATACTTCGCAACATCCATCGTAATGCAAGCTGATTAGAGTATGGCAACTTACAAAGTAAAATCCGGTGATACGCTGATGGACGTGTGCTACAACACGACCGGATCACTGCGTGCCATCAACGACATAATGAACGCCAACGGCTTCGACACCTATACCCCGCAGCTGGAGGCAGGTCGCATCATCGAGGTGCCGGACGTGGTATACAACAGCGAAGCCGTATCGGTGGCCGACGCGCGGCCGTTCAACAGTGCATCCCTGCCTTTCGACAACCTGAGCATGCAGATGGAACAGCTGGAATTTATGCTGGGCGATGTCGGCTCCATCATCTACACCTTTGACGGGTCAAAGATCGCGGGCAAATACCTTTCCCTGAATGCGAATAACAACAACGAAGGCTATGTGAACTGGGGCGACGGCACGCCTGTGGAGTATATCAAAAACAACGTGCCGTTTGGTCACAACTACGCCGCCGGAACCACCGGGGAGATTGTGGTAACGTTTCTTGGACGCACTGGGGCATTCTTTTTGGGTACTCAATCTTTCGATCAAGAAGCATTTAAGCAGTCCCTTATTAAAGTGGACATTACCAATGCCGACGCGGCATGCCCATCCGGAATGTGGAGAAATGCCTTTTGGGGCTGTAATTATCTGGTGGAAGTTGTGGGTTCTTTTGCTGGTAAGCCGAACATTAAAAATGCCAACTCCATGTTTATTAGTACATGGCGGCTTAATACTATACCTCCCCAAATGTTCCGTGGGTGCCCTAATTTGGAAGATGTAACGTCAGCCTTTGGTTTTTCTTATAATATTCCCAATGCAGACTATATGTTTGCGGACTGTCCGAAATTAACCCAAGCTGTGCAGGTATTTTCTAACGTGATTTTCCCCTCGGCTGTATCAGCTTTTGAAAACTGCACCTCCCTAAAATCAGTTGTAAATTTATTTGCGAATTGTAGGCTATTAACGGACGTCACCAATGTTTTTAAGGGGTGTACGAATATTGAACTTGCGCTACGTGTTTTTCAAAACTGCGCTGTTCTTAACCCGCCTGTTAACGTTTTTGACGATTGCAAAAAGGCTTACAATTTTAAGGAATGTTATAATAACCTCCCCGCCGCTACCAATGAATCTCCCTATACTGTGGTCAACGGCCAGAAGGTTCATTTGTGGGAAAGAACCCCCGAATTAGGATTTGCGTTGCCTATCCAATACGACTTCTGTTTTACCAATTCCCCCAACTTTGCGGATTACGCCAACATTCCGGAAGCGTGGGGAGGGCCTCCGAAAACGGAAAACAACGTGAAGCTTCGCTGTTGGCCGATGATGGCCCAGATAGTGGCCGATCCCACTACGATGGTGGGTGCAGTGTACCTTAACGGCGAAATTCTCGGTTACAACGTCGTGGAAAAAGACACGTCGAATCGGCTCGTCATAGACCTGCCGCTTCCGACCGCTATCACCAGCGTGGCCGGACTGTACGTGGTGTTCTATTCCGAGGACGATGCTATAATCGGCGGTTCGCTGGCGCTGGCAGATAACGTTGCGGCGCCGACGGAAGGGGCCATCTACGAAACCTACTACAATGCCGGCTACGGCGACAACCTGCCGTCGATCTACCCCGTATTCGCGCCGAATAACGACCTTACGCCGGGCATTATCAACTCCTATTTCCAGCCCACCTACAACGTCCATATCCCGTCGCTGGGGGACTTTGAGGTCTTAGGCTCCGAGGATGTTTCGGATGCGGTTGAAATAACCCTCCAAATCACCGAGCTGGGTTGGTCGTATTACCTGTCATCCGGAGGTGATCTGTGGATTGACATGCAACAAAAGCTGGAGACCGAGCATGGCATATCTCTCTCGGCGCTCGCCGAGGATGGATGCACCCTCACGCTGTCCGTAGCAATCGAAGGCTACGTCATGACGGCGCCGACGATCGAGTTCAACACCATGCTCGGCTCCATCATGCCTATTCTGGATTTCACGTACGTACCTTAATTTAATGAAATCTTTATGACCACTTATGAACAAATAGTAGCCAACATCGGCAAAACCATCTCGTCGCTCACGAGCACCAGCAATTCAGCCATCTGGCGCCGGCTGGCCGCGGTATTCGCCGAGACCATCAATACTGTTCTCCTGAATCAGTCCAATTCGGAGGTTGTGATCGAGACGGCCGCCCGAACGTTGCGAGTCATGGGGAAGCAGTACTACATCGACACGGCGCTGGCGTTCCAAACCGGCGACAACTTGGTGGTTGTCGATCCGTCCAAGTACGCCTACGGCTACGAAACGGTCGATCCGGCCAAGCAGATCATCAAGCAGGTGGCCATTCGCGTGGATGCGCAGAAAAACGTCATCAACATGCACGTCTGCACGCAGGATGCGAACGGCAACAACGTGGCCCTCACGGCCGAGCAGCTGGCGGAGTTTTCAAACTACATGACGGCCAAATCGGCATTCGGCATCAGCATGATGATCTCGTCGCCGACTCCCAGCATCATAACCACCACCCAGCTCTTCATCCGCTATCTGGACACCTACTCGCTGTCCCAGATCAAGAACAGCGTGAAGGAAATCCTTATCACCACGCAAGGAACCCTGCTCGGCGACTCCCCGGTGTTCGTGAACGACATCGAAACCGCCCTCGCCGGCGTGCCGGGCGTGCGCGACGCCTACTTCGTGGGCATCACCTGCGACGGCGCCGAGCCTACCAACGGCATTCTGACGCCGGCATCCGGCTACTTCAATTTCAGCGCGGCACTGCAAAACCTGACTGACATCGTAGTATTTAATCCCATCCGGTAATGCTTCGACATCTATCCATACCGTGGCTTTTGTTCAACATCCTGCGTCCGCAGTATGCGCTCAACCACGACTCCAGTCCGACGCTGAACGTGTTCTACAAGTTCCTGTTTTGCTGTCTGGCGCCGCTGTTCCCGAAGATCGAATCATACGAGGCGTGGTGCAAGAAATACTATGCACTGGCGGCCAACGACGGCAGCTGTATTTCCATCCAAGCCTACCTGAATGCCTACTACGGGGACTTCGGGGAGATAACTGTCACCACGGCGCCGGTTTTCGACACCTTCATGTTCCCGTACAGCTCCGATATGTCGCTGGGCACCCTGATGTTCCCCTATTCGGCCGACATGTCGAAGGGCGTGGAGTTCTACCAATACGGTAGCACGGCGAATGCCCCGGTCGTGACCATCCCCGCCGGGCTTAAAAACGCGGACGTCTATCCGGACTTTATCGCAGACCTGAACGCTCTTGTGGCCTATGGAATCCAATATTCAATAGTTGTAAATTAAACTCCCATGTCTCTCGCCTCTATCCTCAAAGACACGATTCTGCCTTACGTGAAAACCATCGGTAACAACTGGTGGTTGGGATTCGTCGGCTACTTCGCTCCCATCGGGCCGCTGGTCCTTGTGATGGTATGTTTCATCATGACGGACTTCGTCATCGGCTGTCTAGCATCCTACAAACGGGTGACCGCCGCTGGGAAGCGCTGGTGCTTCTACTCCGACGCGGCATGGCGCACGATCTACAAATTTGGCTTCTGCACAATGGCGGTCGCCGGATTGTATGTCATCGGGAATGACGTGCTGGGCGGAGACTTCGGCGCCGACCGGCTTCCCAATATTCTCTGCGCGATGGTATGTTTTACGGAGCTGTGGTCCTTTTGCGAAAACGCGGCCTATCTCTCTGGTTCGAAACTGTTCTTGTGGCTCCGGCAGTTCACCATCAACAAGGCGAAGCGCTGGGACGAGGACGTGGCCAAAGACATGGAGGACTTAATCAAAAAGTAACGATATGAAAAGATCAGAATTGCTTGCCGAAGTTCAGAAAAACTTCAAGATAACAGAGCTGGTATGTCCTCATGTCTACCAGCGCGACGGCGAGAAGGCATGGAGGTATTTCTCCAATGAATTTCTCGAAACGCTCGTGGCCATTCGCAACATCCTCGGCCTTCCCATGACCATCAACAACTGGGTGGGCGGCGGTCAGTACAGCCAGCGGGGCCTGCGATGCAACATCTGCGATCTGGTGGCGTCGAAAACCCGCTCCGGCTTGCTGTATGTCTCGGCCCATATGCTCGCGCAGGGGTTCGACTTCTCCACTACCATCCCCTCTCACAACGTGCGGGAAATCCTCAAAAAAAACGCATCCAAACTTCCCTATCCTATCCGGCTGGAGAAAGACACCTCTTGGGTGCATGTCGATCTCTACCGCGTAGACGACAAGAAAAAAATCACCGAATTTAACGGTTAACCAACATGGCAACAATCAAGAAATTCATAGCCACTTCGAACGGCAACCGGGTGTTCGTCTCGGACCTTGCCGCGATGGCCGACACCATCTTCGGCATGATGGGCGCGTGGCCGTGCCCGATCCCCTACTGCATTTTGAAGGGAGTGATAGGCTCTCAAAACACCTCCCTGCGAATCAACAAGGGCGGCGGCGTGCTGATGTACGGCAAGTTTTTCCCGACTCCGAACGGTGATATCCTTTTTATCCCGAAGGGCAGCTATCTGTATGCCAAAGCCCAGAACGACACGGCAGAACCCCGAACCTCGTCCACGGGACAATCGTACTACCAGAACATCGTCTATTCCCTCATGGTCACTACGGCCAAGCAACCGGGAACATCGACCGACTACGAAGCCGAAACTGGTCTGTGGGAGATCGTGGACGGCGCGGTTACGGGAGCGATGGAAACCACGGCATGGATCGCCTATGTAAAATCCATCAGCACCTTGTGGCGCTGGGACTACATCGACAACAACCTGCCTGCAAACATCGTGCAGACGCAGGCAGTAGCCGATGCCGCCATCACTACCCCCAAGATGGCGCCCGGCTCCGTGACCAGCTCCATTTTGGCGCCCGGCTCCGTGACCAGCAATAAAATAGCATTTGCTGTCGGCATGCCCTATATTCCCTCTTACCGGCCTACGATTGTAAACACCACCGTTCACGCTACTCCGTGGGCATGGCTGGTAATTGAAGCGTCGGATCAAGCCCGCAACATAACCATTACCACTGAAACCCCTCCATCCTCCGAAGGGGCACCTATCAAAATTGTGGTGAGCAACAAGACCAATTTTGGCCTTTCGCTGACCCTTACTCAGCCCAACGACACCACAACTTATCTTATAAATATCCCATCTCAAACCATCCTGATCGTAGACGGAGTGTGGATGGTAAGCTCGTATTCTTTCGTGACGTACGACGGTAAAAACACGTATCCTTGATCGGTTATTCGAGCATATATGTAAAAATAGGGCCATTTGGCCCTATTTTCCTTTGTTATTTCGACGATCTCGACCAGTACTTGGTGTATGCCCACAAGAGACCATACGCCACAAATACTGCGGCCATTGCGGCCACGATAACGTAACCCATCGTCTTACTGATAAGCGACAATGCGATCAGCACTATCGCGGCCCCGATCAGGGCAATCAAAGTCCACTTTTTCATCGTTTCTTTTTTTTATGGTTCTTATTGGTGGAGGTGTATTTGTATTCATCTGCCACGTCGGTTCCAAATTCCAACCTTCGTCTAAACTGAAAATCAAACAGCTCGTCGGCTCTACGGTGAAACTCCGCTCCTATGACTTTCCAGATATAGTTGTATTCTTCCTCCTGCTGTTTCATTACCACCTGATTATATTGTAAGATACGCCTACTCCAATATAGGGGTAAAGCCTCACATCCTGCTTGAGTACAGCTCCGTACCCAACCTGCACTCCTATTCCCCACCGGGTTTTCCGCGCCGGGCCTTCGACAACCTGTGTCTGCTGGTGCACCCGCACCCAGTCCAGTTCCGGCCGAAGCCCTCCAATGGTGGGGCCGCTCACCTGCGCCGACCAGTCGGGACCGGCGTATGGTCGCGTCTCTACCGCTACCTGCAATTCAGTGCTGTCAGGACCCACTTTTACGATCTTGGTTTCGGTTACTGTCACCGTGTCGGCCGGCGCGAACACCAGATTTGGGACCCGAACCGTTACGGGACGGTAGGTGCTAGGTCCGGATTGAGGCTTCTCGTAGTAGACCGTCACCACCTGTCGGTCGATGATAGGTTCGGCCGGCCATAGCCATCGTCCGCCTGCTACGCCCGCCAGCAGCCCGATCAGAAGGGCCGCGATACTCTTTATCGCATTCATGGCTTTTTGGCTGTACAACTCCCTGCGACCGAATCTTTTACGACCTCCATTAATGCCTTCTCCACGGCTTTCGAAACCTCCTCGCCGAGGTCCACGGGCAGGCGGATTCTTCCTACCAATATGCAGAGCAGTGCAAAGGTCTCTAGCGTCAACATGATGGCCAAGATGGCCACGGCAAATTCCAATTCATTCCCCATATTGTTTTCGTCTTAAAGTTATAGTTTGTGTTAGTATCTGCATGAACGTGTCGCCACCGAACCGCATCACCGGTAGATTGTTCGACATAGGAGTGCAGGGAATCACGATCCAACCATCGGCTCCGGCCTGCGCCACCTTCTCGTACTCCTTTCCGAGAGCCACTGGATTCTGATGGCGCCCCCCTACAAAGTTTCCTCCATTCACCTCTACGGCGATCATCAGGTCCGGGCACGCATAATCGAATCTCCATCGCCGCGGCGGATGAAAACGATGTTCGGTGACCCATTCAAGGCCGGTAGTTTTCCGTAGTATTTGTAAATATGCGTCCATCTATTCCTTCAAGGTTTGGGCGGCAAACATGTAGTAATGGCGCAAGGTGCTGGCAATCTGCGTCAGGTCGTTCGAAGCCGCGCCGTCCCAAACACCGGCCTTGTCGTTGGTGTTGATGATCTCGATGATCTCGGCCAACTCGTCGCGGGTCTCGCGCACGTACCGCCTCCAGTCGCCCAGCGTCACCATGTCTGGCACCGCAGATGTTTCGATGAATCCCAACATGCTGTGCACGGGGACGCCGCCCAACTGAACGATCAGCTCGGCGACATTATCGGCCGCTTCGTTGAGCTTTTTATACACCTCGTCGAAAAAAGGATGCCAGCTCTTGTAATGCTCTCCGTACAGCGTCCAATGACGGCCGCGGACATTCTGAGTAGTGACGGCAATCGTCGCCAGCAATCGGTCTAAAATCTCAAATTCCATAATCTATGTTTTTAAAATGGTTCCTCGTCCACATCCTCGTGATGCGTCCACGGGTTTCTGGGTGCCTTCGTCTGCTGGGGTTGAGCGGTCTTGAGCCACGGCGCCATGCGCCCCTTCCCGATAAATGCCGCTTCACGGTTATTCCCTTTACCCCAATCTATGGCGATGAAGTACTCGTTTCCCCATTTGTCGGGTTCTTTCAGCTTCTGAATCTTGATGTTGATGGAACTGCCTATTCCGCCCCGGCACCTAAACTCCTTAATGGCGTCATCCGGAATCATATCCAGCCGCAACTCTGCGACAATAACGTCGTCTGCCATACGCAAATATAGTTAAAATGTTCGAAATTGTTCTGATCGCGTCGTGTCGGCGTCTGCCGTGTACTCTACCGTCCCATCCGTACTGTATAGCCGATCCCTGCCGGAATTGTCGGTCCTGACGATCCCTTCGAGCCGGCCGGAAGCATCCCGAACCTCACGCGATCCGTCGTTCCGGGTGCGGATGGTGTGGGTCACCTTTCCCTTCGAATCCTTGATGGTCCGCACGTCCTGCGCGTAAGCGCGCTTCACCCCAGTGAAGGCGATACACACCAC